CCACAAAGTAATTGTGGAAGCGATGAAGAGCATAGCAAACCGCGTAGGAAACGGCTGGACTCCATCCTGAAACGCAATAGCTAATCAGGGACAAAGCGCTATGGGCCACAACATGATAATAGTTCCGAGTCAAGGAAGTCTCGAAACAGCCAATTGCCACGCCCAAGCCAGGATGCAATGACCTGGCACATTCCTCGGCCATAACGCACAATTCTGAAGGCCAATCAGTAGGAGTAATTGGTGCGGGCATGCGCTCGACCATCTTCAACCCGGTCGAGCAAAACGTCGTCAATTCCAAACCGCATTCTCTGTTAAACCATTCTGTGAAGCGACCAACCCAAACAAATGGGAATGATGAAGGTTCAAGCGACCTGATGTCGCGAACAATCGCCTCATATTCAGAAAGGGACATCTGAAAGGTTGAACAGAAGCGGACAATTTCACTTGGACAAACATTGTCGATGAAATCAGAAGTATTCTTCCATGGTTCGTGAGGTGCGACCCACTTGCCCTTATCATACGTAAACGTTGAAATGCGCCGGTAAAATTCACCAAGAATGGGAACATGACCGGCAACGGGCAGCATCGATTTGGCAGTGCCTACCATCAAGGGAAGCACGTGCTTGTGTTTGTGGAAATTGATTCCAAATTTGGACAATTGACGGAATGGTTTGAGGCCCCACTTCCAATGCGGAAGTCACCTCGTTCTACCTGATAAAACTTCCCTGAACAGTATTCTAACTCAGACAGATTCTCGCGTTGAATGAATTCAACTTTGGGTATTCCCAACTCAGAGTAAATCGTGCTGAACTTCGTCTCGTCGAAACAGTCAGTTCCAAAGAAGTTGTCATCACCCTTAACCATGACTTCAGGTCGCATGTCTCCGCACATCTCGCAACAATACAACACAAGGCTCAGATTAATGAGGCTGTTGAACGTCGACGTGACTATGTCACCAGACATCCGTCCCCAATTCATCCGGGCCTTGAATCCGTTCTTTCCACGAATAGTTGTTGTGCGCCACACATCAATGAGTTGTCGGAGTTGCTTGAACTCAAAGGGCATGGCTCGGAAGACGTCTATTTCAAGCTCGCGAAAGAAGGAACATAAAGATCCGTCCCAGCTGGACACATCAGATTCCACCAAATGTCGTCGAAGAGAGCACCGGACGGCCTTGTCTGCAACCACTTCGGCCTTGAGCCCGGAATCAATGGTCACGGGCAAATCAGCCGTGAAAGCTGACTCGATGCACTTGCACAACGATTTCAAGACGCGGCCAACAATGGCTAAGAACTCTTCGTTCCTTCCATTAATCATCCGAGACTTGAAGTTGTCATGCTGTTTTCCAACATATGGTTCTTGCTTGATAAAAGTTTGAATTTCAGCA